GTTATCAGTGATTGATTTCAAAACTGCCAACAAAGAGCGTAACGATGCTTGGAACAAAAGTTATTATATGCAATGTACTGCTTATGCACATATGTATGAGGAGATATTTGGTCAGAAGATTGAACAGATTGTTATTATAATGGGTGGCGAAGATGGTTCATCTAAAGTTTTTGTAAAAGAAACCAAAGACTACATGAATGACCTCAAAGAAGAGATTAAGTATTTTTACGATAAATACAATAGTGAAAATGCTGAAGCAGCTGCTTCATAAAAGAATTAGTCGTTGACGACAAACATGGTAGACAGACTGGACGAGGGTGCAATTCCCTCCAGCTCCACCATAAACACATTTACAGAGTGTGCTTATGATGGGGCTGATACAGGATTCGACAGGTGTTGAGAAGTTTGTAAGAGATTAATAGGTGGCAACCTTAAATGCTAAATAAACGCAAACGATAATAACTTTGCATTAGCGGCCTAGTCGCTTAGGGTTTTGGTAGTTTTCCTCGTAACAGAATAAACTACCACTTAATTAATACAATTTCGAAAGGTGAAGATGAACAGTAAAGAATTTAGTTTGATGATAGAAGGAATTGTAAAAGACCGTAGACCTATAACCTATATGGATGCTATCGTACTATACTGTGAAGAAAACAAGATAGAGATAGAGACCGTCACAAGACTTATTTCAAAGGCATTGAAAGAAAAAATACATGCAGAGTGTTTAAATGCCAACTTACTTAAAGAAAAACCGACAGGAACATTACCACAATGAATATTGAAATTATTGATAAAATGGGAAGTGACCTATCAGTTGTGAACGCAGCTAGAGTGTCCTTCAATAAAAGAAAAGATAAGTTTGAAGACAATGATGAGAAATTAATTAAGTATCTTGCAGAACATAATCATTGGTCACCATTCGGACATACAACTTTACAATTTCTAATTAAGGCACCAATATTTGTTGCTAGACAATTAGTTAAACACCAAGTAGGTTTGGTGTGGAATGAGGTAAGTCGTAGATATGTTGATGATGAACCACAATTTTATATGCCTTTCATGTGGCGTGAAAGGGCAGAAAACAAGAAACAAGGCAGTGCAGAAACCGAGGTAGAGTTTGATATTACAGATATTACCAAGGCATGTAAGATAGTATATAATGATATGTTAGAAAAGAACATTGCACCTGAAATGGCAAGAATGGTATTACCACAAAATATGATGACAGAGTGGTACTGGACTGGTTCTGTAATGGCCTTTGCTCGTGTATGTAATCTAAGAAACAAAGATGATACACAGGCAGAAACAAGAATGATAACAATGCCAATGGCAAAACACTTAAAGGACCATTTCCCAATGAGTGCAAAATATTTGTTAGATTAATATGTATGGTGGTTTCGATGTTTACAAAATTTATTTGGCAGTTAAAAATCACTTTACTGTTAAATCTTATGATTATGAAAGATATGGTGGTAAAGTTAATGTCAAGCTTACAAGTTTTACTAAACGGAACGATAGGCACTTTTTTCATAAACTATCTCAAAGATTTGATGAACGAGAGGTGGTTGATTATTTTGTTTGTAACTTCCTTGTTAATTCTAATAAGTGGATTGGTGATTTAGTAAGAAATGATGGTACAGAAGAGTATAAGAATTGGAAGAAATATAAAGACGCATATAGGTACAATTTTCGAAGCGATGCTGTACTTTGTTATGATGACTTTGTTTCTAACAATCTTTCTTTTGATAATGCTTTACAGCCTAATAGTGGGCAGCATCCTAGATTGTTACGCTTATATCTCAGAAAGAAAATTACTATACAAAGTCTGTACATTATGGACCAAGTTATCGGATTTAGTAAGAAATGGGATAAAGAAATTACTGAGAAAATAGTATGGCCAGATGTGAAAAAGAAATTGATAAAAATAAAACCTTTTGTACAATACAATATGGTAGAGATGCGAGAGGTTATGAAAGAGGTATTTGTTAATGGTTGAAGAAGTGCGAAAGAAACTAGATGATAAGATTAAAGAGTTAAACTCAACAAGAGTTTTTAAGAAGATTACACCAAAAGGTGACCTATCATGGTATATTAAATGGGTATCAAGTATGTTTATTATTGTCGGTATGGCATTAACAAGTGCAAACATATTTCCTTTCAATATAGTGATACATGGTATCGGTGTTGCCGGTTGGTTGATTGTAGGAATGTTATGGCATGACCGTGCATTGATATTTCTAAATGGTGTTGCTATTTTCGTATATGCAACAGGACTATTAAACCATTATTATGGGAGTTAAAGTGAATAAAATTAAACAGTTTTGGTCATCAAGTTATCAATCAGATAAAGTGGCCTTCTATTTCGAATTAGCGAGTTTTATATTTACAGTTGGTGCAAGTTTGACACTTGCCTTTACAGCTGATAATCCAGATATGCGAATAGTATATCCTGGTTTCTTTATCGGCAGTGTAACAGCCTTCTATGCACACTACAGACGCCAACTAGCATGGCCTACTATACTTGTAGGTTACTTTGCAATAGTTAATGTATTTGGATTGGGGGTTGCACATGGCTGGTGGTAGAGTATTCTGTATAGGTAACGGCGAAAGTCGTAGAGATTATAGTTTACAAAATCTTAGACAACATGGTAAGATATATGGTTGTAATGCCTTATACAGAGATTTTACACCAGATGTTTTAACTGCTGTCGACCAAGGTATAATGCATGAAGTATATCATGCTGGTGTGGCAGATAAGATACCATGTTATTTTAGAGATTGGACTAAAGTACCACATTTAATGTACGACATGTTGGTCATGTCAGGTTTAGCAGATGAAGACAAACACATGCTAAAAGATATACTTGTTACTAACGAAAAAGGTAATAGTAAAGAGTTTGTAATGCATGGTGCTAAATTAGAAGGCCTTGTTACTATGATTAAAAAAAACGGAGACAGATATGAAAAAGGTGTGAACAATGCCACATTAAAGGTTTCCTGGATTAGTGAAGATGACCAATCACACTCACTTATGGATGTGATGGTTGATGAAGATGGTGATAAGACAACACCAAAAGACCATGGTTGGTCATGTGGACCTACATCTGGTTATGTTGCAGTCAAGAGAGAACAACCAAAAGAAGTATTCTTAATTGGCCATGATTTATTGAGTGCTACTAAGTTTATTAACAATATGTACAAGTCAACAAAACACTATACAGCATCACAGAACGGACCAACACCGGCTGTGAATTGGATTAGACAATGGTACACACTATTCAGATGGAATCCAGATATCAAATTTTACAAAGTTAACCAATTTAATGATGGTAGAGATGCCGTCAATTCTCCTATTGAAGAATGGGAGAATAATAAGAAATTGCCGAATGTGGAATACATAAGCTATTCCACGCTTGACAATATGCTAGTTTTATAATATAATGTATAACATGAACAGTAAAACTTGTATAAATACCAATGAAGCCGATTATACAGGCTACACTAAGACAACGAACATAAAACATATATACAAAGGAGAATAATATGGATTTTGAAAGTTTAAAATCAAGTCAAAGTAATTTTGACGCAATCACCAAAGCTCTGGAAACTAAACTTACTCCAGAAGACCAATCAAACAAAAACAAATATCAGGACGACAGGTTGTGGAAACCTGAGATGGATAAAACAGGTAACGGCTATGCTGTTATTCGTTTCTTACCTGCTTCTAATGGCGAAGAGATGCCATGGCAGCGAGTATGGTCTCATGCATTCCAAGACAAAGGCGGCTGGTTTATTGAAAACAGTTTGACAACACTTAACCAAAAGGATCCTGTGTCTGAGGAAAACAGCAGACTATGGAATACTGGTTTAGATAGTGACAAAGATATTGCTAGAAAGCGTAAGAGAAAATTATCTTACTTTGCAAACATCTATGTTGTATCGGATCCTAAGCATCCTGAAAACGAAGGACAGGTAAAACTGTACAAGTTTGGTAAGAAAATCTTTGATAAGATTACCGAAGCGATGCAACCAGCATTTGAAGATGAAACACCTATTAATCCATTCGATTTCTGGAAAGGTGCAAACTTCAAACTGAAAATTAGGAAAGTTGATGGTTATTGGAACTATGATAAATCCGAGTTTGAGGGCGTAAGCAAAATCAAAGATAGTGACGATGATATCAAAGCTATTTGGGAAAAGCAATATGCTCTTAAAGAATTTGTTGACCCTAGTAATTTTAAGACCTATGATGAACTCAAAGAGAAACTGAATAGGGTAATTACGGGTACACAAAGCACAGTAACAGCAGACCAGATGGACCTCCCACCTATGGCTGCACCTACTGTGAAAAGTGACGATGTACCAACTATGTCTTCAGCAAGTGCGAGTAGTGAACTAGATAATGATGAAGATGATACTTTATCTTACTTTAGCAAACTTGCAGACGAAGACTAGTATCTCTCTCTAAAACATCTAACTTTGAAGGGGCTCTCGAAAGGGAGCCCTTTTTTATTGGTGCTTATAAAATAGGTATAAATAGTAGTATGGCAAATATATTTGAACCGTTAAAAGATTTACAAGGTAACCAACTAAAATCAGCCAGTTGGTACAGAAATGCAGCCTCATTGGTTGCAGATAGAGTTTCATCAGGACAACTTATGCGAGATGGTAAGTTACTTGGTAGACCTAGTGTAGGCAGAATGTCTATGTTTTACTATGACCCTAAGACTAAATCAAAGATGCCTTTCTATGATATCTTTCCTTTAGTATTGCCAGTTGATGTATTTAAAGGTGGTTTTGTTGGTCTAAACTTTCACTATCTACCATATGCGTTGAGATTTAAATTGTTACAAGATTTACAACAGTACACAAGTAATGGTAAATTTGATAACACTACAAAACTACAAGTTGGTTATTCTAACTTGAAAGGTAATAGTTTGATTAGACCTGCTATTAAGAAATACTTATGGCGACAAGTACAGAGTAATTTTTTAAGAGTAGATGTTGATGAGATGGCGATTGCATGTTATTTACCAGTTGCACAATTTCAAGGCGCAAGTTTAGGTAAAGTATTTGCAGACAGTAGGAGAAAAATCTAATGGCATACTCAGAAAAAGTATTAGACCATTATGAAAATCCACGAAATGTGGGTAGTATGGATGCAAAGAGTATAAATGTTGGTACAGGTATGGTAGGTGCACCGGCATGTGGTGATGTAATGAAATTACAGATTGAAGTAAAAGATAATATTATAACAGATGCTAAGTTTAAGACATATGGTTGTGGTAGTGCTATTGCGAGTAGTAGTTTGGTTACTGAAATGTGTAAAGGTAAATCATTAGAAGAGGCAAAAGCAATAAAGAATTTAGATATCGTAGAAGAACTGGCACTTCCACCAGTAAAAATACATTGTAGCGTATTAGCTGAAGACGCAATTAAATCAGCAATAGAAAACTATAAGAGTAAGGTAGCATAATGGCAATTCTAAGAGGCGGTACAAAAATATTTGGACAAGATATTAGAATAGGTATACCTAGAGATAAGTCTTTGACCGATGTTGTTGGTGACCTAAAACAAAAACAAGGTGGTAGTGGTAAGTTAGGTGGTAATCCAACATCTACAATCAATACTTTCATTGCACAAATAAATCAAGGTGAAGGCATGGCAAGACCTAATAGGTATCTTGTTAAGTTTTTCTTACCTCAAAAATACAAACTTGGTAGTCAAGATGCATATGATTACGGAGCATATACACCGGCAATGAATACTATGACTTCTAATGATATGACAAGAAATGTTGGCATGATGTGTAACAAAGTAACTATGCCTAGCCGAGATGTAAATACAACAGATGTAAGAACATTTGGACCTAGAAGAAAAATGCCTTATGCTTATTCATTTAATGGAAACACAGAGATGACTTTCTATGGTGATAAGTTTTTAAGACAAAGACATTTCTTTGAAGAATGGCAAGAAAATATCTTCAACAGACATACACACGAAATGAATTTTTATGAAGATTACATTGGTAAAATACATATCTATCAAATTGGTGCAGACGACCAAGAAGGTGGTAGAGATAGAATTACATACGCAGTAGAATTAGACGAAGTTTATCCAGAAACTATTGGTCAATACGACCTATCATATGGCGATAATGATAAAGTTGCAGAATTGCCTATTACATTTGCATTTAGAACATGGATGAATTTGTCAAAAGGTGACCTTAACACAGCTGATGTTGGCGCTAAGTTTGGTGATATACCTGAAGTTAAGGCAAGTAAAGATTTTGGTTTGTTTGGTGGTTTCTTAGATAAATTACCACCTGAACTAAGAAGAACTGGTAGAGATGTACTAGGCGCAGTTAAGAGAAGTACACCTATCGGCAAGATTACGGGTGGTAGGGTATTCCCACCATTCTTATAATATAACAAGGAGAAAATAATATTATGTCGTTACCTACATTAGAAACACCGACATTTGAGTTGACACTACCTTCTACTGATATGAAAGTGAAGTATAGACCTTTTCTAGTAAAAGAAGAAAAGATTTTATTACAGGCATTGGAATCAGCTGAGAATAAACAGATAATTCAGGCACTACAAGATATTTGTCATGCTTGCACATTTGGTGTACTCGATGTTAATAAATTACCTACATTTGATTTAGAATATGTATTTTTACAAATTCGTGCTAAGTCAGTAGGAGAGATTGCAAAAGTTAGATTGTTATGTCCAGATGACAAAGAAACATATGCTAATCTTGAAATTGACCTAACGAAAGTTGAGGTACATGTTGAAGATGAACATGATAACAATATCGTTATTGATGAAAAAAGAAATTTGGGTATTATTATGAAATATCCAACTATATCAACCGTTGACCCTAGCGAAGATGTTAAGGGAATGGGTACAAAAAGAGTATTTGAGATGATGGCTAAAACCATTTATCAAGTTTATGATGGCGAAAAGACATTCGTTGCTTCAGACTATAAAACTGAAGAGTTGCATGAGTTTATTGAGGGGTTAGATAGTAAGACTTTTGAGAATATTCAGAAATTCTATCAAACAATGCCACAGTTAAGGCATGAGGTTGAATTAGAAAATCCTAAAACAAAAGTCAAGTCTAAGATTATGTTAAGGGGTATTCAAGATTTTTTTCTATTGCCCTCTCACAC